CGACCCCGCCCTCGCCGTGCGCGCGGCCACCAGCGACGAGGGCGCGGCGCGCCAGCTCCTGACGCTCGCTCAGTCCTACGAGGCGCTGCAGCAGATCAACGACGCGCTGGACGCCAAGTGGGGCAAGGTAGGCGATCCCAACAATTCCCGCTACGAAGGGTCGGCCGCCGACGCCGACGAGGAAATGAAGGAGACGGCGCGCAGCATCTCCGAACGAGTCTCGAAGGTCGCCACCCTGAACGAGAACATCGTGCGCAACAAGGCGCTGATGTTGTCCGGTGAGTGCACTGCATGCGGGCTCGATCTGTCCGACGTCGAAAACGTGCGCGTGCGCAACGCTGCGCTGCAAGCCGAGATCAACGAGTGGAGCCTGGCCCTGGAGACGGAGCGCGATCGTCAGGAAACCGACGCCGAGTATTCCCAGTCCATGGGCGCCGTCATCGAGGCCAACCGCATCACGGCGCGCGCACTGCCGGCCGCCAAGGATCGCATCCACATGGCCGACAAGACGGTGCCGAGCCAGCTTGAGTGGATCGGCGATGCGCCGCCGACGGTCGCCGAGGCGCGGGCTGGCGTGGACGCGGTGCGCGAGAGCCTGCGTCTCGCACAAGAAAGCGCCACGTTGCATGAGCACCGCAAGCGCGCCTACGCCGACTGGCAGCGCAGGGTGAAAGACGCCGAGGCCGCAGTCGCCGCAGCTGCCAAGCAGCTGGCCGATCTCGGCCAGACGCAGGAGCTGCCTGCGGATCAGCTGCAGGCTCAGGCGTCGGCATCCCGCGCCGCCCACGAGAGCCTGCTGACCGAGTACGAGGCGGCGAAGGCCGAAGCAAGCACCCTGGCCGACTCGTGGCGAGAGAAGAAGCAGGCGCTGGCCCTGGCCGTGCAGGCGCGAGAGCATGCGGAAAGGGAGCTGCTGGTGTGCCGCACCGACTTGAAGCAGCTGGAATTCAACAACACCTTGTTGAAGGCCGTGCGAGAAGCCAGGCCCACGGTGACCGACAGGTTGTGGAATCTGGTGCTCGCCGCCGTCTCTACCTACTTCAGCGACATGCGTGGTACGCCCAGCGCCGTCACGCGCGCCGGCGGCGGCTTCGAGGTGGACGGCCACCCCGTCTCGACCTTGTCGGGCTCCACCAAGGACGCGCTAGGGCTGGCGATCCGCGTGGCGCTCATGCGCACCTTCCTGCCAGGCCTGTCGCTGCTCATCCTGGACGAGCCCAACGCTGCGATGGACGCCGAACGTACCGCTCAGGTTCTTGGCTTCATCGCTGGCGCAGGTTTCGAGCAAACCCTGATCGTCTCGCACGACGAGATGACCGTCGATGTGGCCGACCACATCATCACACTGGAGGAGTCTTGAGTCGAATTGCAGCCACCCTGATCTGGTTCGGCGTGTACCTGTGGCTGGTGCACGACCTGGACCTTCATGACGAAGCCGAGCGCTACGCCTTCGGCGCCACCACGCTGGAGTATCTGGCCATCACCACCACCATCGCGCTGGTTGACTGACCAGCGCGGAATCTGCCAACAAGGAGAACAACAAAGTGCAGACCAACCCACCCTCCCCCGACAACACCTTCGAGAAAACCGATGCCAAGCTGCTGAAGGCAATCAAGGCCATGCCCGGCATGGCGCCGCAGGCCTTGCGCAGACTCGCCCCAGAAGGTTCCAAGACCCTGCTGGAGGTCAGCTTGGAACGCCTGATCGCTGCCGGCGAGGTCTACCGTTCGGTCTACGGCGGCTCAACCCGCTACTACCCCAAGACGGAGGGCCGCTCCAACATGGAGGCGCGCAAGGCGAACGAGAGCGCCATCGAACGAGAGGCCGTCGAGCGCGAGACCTGCGCGCGGCGCGGCGTCACGCCGGCACGCACCTACACGAACGCCTCCATCAACCTCGGCAGGCTCAGCCTGTCAGGGTTCATGGCGGCGCCGCGCGCAGGCTCGGACGTAATCGTCCGTTAGCGGCCCTTGGCGTCCGTTAGCGGCCCTTGGCGGCCGTTAGCGGCCTGCCGCCAGGATTTTTCATGAACCAGCCGGAGGACGCCCTCGGCGAACTCATCTCCACCTGGTACAACCATCACATCGCCTCCGGCGGTGCGCGCGACCCGGTAGCCGAAGACCTGCTCGCTGAGGTGCGCGCGGAGGACGCCGCAGGCCAGAAGTTCAGTCACCCACCCGGCCGGGCGTGAGTCGAAATAGGCTTTGTCAGCGCGTCGGCTGATCGCTCGCAGGTTTCGCCCCGGACTCGAAGTTCGTCAGCATACTTTCCGACGATTTCAAGCTCTCTCGTATGCCGACTGAGCATCCTTGCGCACAGATCGAGGGGACTGGGATCAAGCTGACCCGCGCCTCGCTGGGCAGCGATGGCACGCTCGGTGGCTTTGGCGGCGGCGACACGACGATTGAGGGCTGCGCGCAAGCTGTCACCAGCAGCGGCAGCAGCATCGGCATCAGCACGCAGAGCAGCCAGTTTCTCTTGACCATCTCGGGCCTCCTTCTCAAAAGCGGTGCGCCACGCCTGTTCGGTGGCGCGGAATTCAGTCGCGGCTTTGGCCGTTTTTTCGCTGATGTCGGCCAGCACCACGGCGTAGTGCGCGTGCACCGCCTGTTCAGCAGCGTGCACACGCGACAGGTGCCACCAGCCGGCCAGGGCCAGCAGGGCGGCGATCAGGCCGGCGGCGATGTAGGCGCGGATGGGGATCATCGCCTACCCCCAAACCACGCCCGCTGCAGCGCCTGCACGCCGCACTCGCCATGCGGCTCAAGCCCCACCACGCCGGCGCGCGCCGCCACGGCGCTGGGTTTACGGCCCAGCTTCCGGCACAGCTCGGCCAGCGTCAGGGTGTCAAAGCCGTCTCGCAGGATTTGGTCGTCGATGGCCGTCCAGAAATTGCGCTTGCCGCCGCGCTGTTCGTGCTTCATTTACGCGCACCAGGTGATGGCTTTCACAGCCCACATCTGCGCGGTCTGCGCTTCGGTGATCGCCACGCTCGCCAGGCGCGCCACAGCGTCGTCACCGGACGGGTTGAAAGACAGGCCGACGGCCTTTTCGCCAAAAGTTTGCTCGTTCATTTTAGTACCAGTTGTTGCCGGCGTCCGGCCGGCGCGGTTTAAAAATCAGAGCGCATCGACGATCCAATGCAGCCAGGTGCTGATGCACCAGTCGATCCAGGCGAAGGGGTCGGTCAGCATGTGATTCGGTACGGCGGCGAAGTCGGGCACGGCGTCAGCGTGTACATCGGGGGCGCGGTATCGAATGCCCTGCTTCACCTCCATGCGCTCCCAGTCCATTCCTTCACCTGTACCGCCCGCCAGGCGCCGCCGTCCCAATGCTTCACAGGCCGGCCGACAAAGGCCGCGCCGTCCCACACGCGCGCCAGAAACGACGCTGCGCTGGCGCCAAAATAGGCCTCGTGCAGGATCGTCTGTCCAGGCCCGGACAGCCACGCATCGGACGTGGCCGGCACGAAGCCGGGAATTTGCAGCGCGCTCACGTCGGGTCCAGGTGCGAGACCTTGCCGCCGCCGCGCACCGTGCCGCTGGACGTGGTGGGCGACAGCACCGACAGCATCAGGCAGGCTTGCTGCGGTATCTCGTTGATCGGCAGGTCGGCCCAGTTGCCGCTGAATTTCGCGTTGGCCGCGGGCGCAAAAACCCCAGCACGCAGGCGGGTTGCCGTGACGCCAAAGTTGCCGGCCGTGCCCGTGCTGACCGACAGCTTGATGGTGTTCACGCCACGGATGAAGCCACCCACGCCGCTGGGGCGGTACACGTTCAGGCTGAGCATGTGCGCAATGGGCCGGGTGGCGGTCAGCGATATGGGGCTCAGGTTGCCCGTGCTGCCGTCGGCATAGGTCACGTTGACCGTGGCGCTCGATGCCGTGCTGCCCGTGTTGGCGTACCACTCCAGCCACCACTGCACATCCGAATAGTCGGCATCGCCAATGCGGGCGGCGAGGTTGCTTGACGCCAGCAAGTCATTCAGGTCCAGCCCAACCGCCTGATCGGTCGTGACGTTGCCGACCAACCCGCCGCGATGCGCGAGCCGGTCGTGCACCTCCATCGTTGACGAGGCGTTGGAGCACGCCCACTCCAGGTAGGTCAGGTAGCTCTTGATGGGCGCCGTCTGCTGCGGCAGCTGAAAGCCCCCCACGGTGGTCTCATCGCACGCCTCGGCAACGGTTGGCGCCGCGCCCGGCGTCGGCTGGCCGGTGGACAGCCACAGCGAGCAGTATTGCCCGGCGGTTTGTCCGGTGCGGTTGGCCTTGTCAATCACCAGGCGCGTGGAGTTTGCGGCCATGGCGTGGGCGAGTTTGTCGATGGTGATGGGCATGCTTGTCCTAGCTGATGTCAATCCACAGATGGCCCACGGCGGGCGACGCTGGGGCGGTGGCCGATACGGTGATGCCGATGGCGGCGCGAGCGGCGGCCACATCGGCGCCAGCGGCAATAACGGCCGGCTTGTCGGCCAAGCTGGCCCACGTCGGGACCGCGCCATCCACGTAGCTCTTGGTTGCCGCGTGCCCGGCGGCGGTCGGCGCTCCAACGGCGACCGTGCCGGCAAACAATGCCGTCCCCTCGGGGTAAATCGTCAACGGCGTCCCGCTGTTGTTGCGGAAATAGATGGCCCCGCCGCTGCTTCTCCACGAGTCGAAAAACAGGCTTCCGCCCCCGCTGCCATACGCGCGAAAAACCATGTTCCCCGAGCCATCGAGCTGGAACTGCGAGGCCCCGCCGTGGCTGTAGAAGTTGGCGCCCACCCCGTTGCCGTCCGGGTAGGGGTTTCGCAGCGTCAACACGCCGCGCGTCCCGTCACCGCCGAGCGGGTTGAACGAAAGCTGCTGGTTGGCGCCATCCGTAATCGTCAGGGCCCCTACCAGCGTCCCGCCCGTCTTCGGCAGCGCTGCATCGAGCGCCGTCTGAAGATCAACCTGCGCGGCCAGCGTGCCGGTGATGTCGCCCCAGGCGCTGGCGCCGGCATCGCCCTTGTCGCCCTTGGCTCCGGCAGGGCCGGGTACGGTGCTATCGGCGCCGGCCGGGCCTTGCACACCAGCATCGCCCTTGGGGCCTTGAATGCCTTGCGCCCCCGGGTTGCCGGTGTCGCCTTTGTCGCCCTTCGGTCCTTGCAATCCTTGCGCACCCGGCGCGCCGTCATTGCCCGCCTGGCCTTGTGCGCCCTGCGGGCCTTGCACGCCCTGTATGCCCTGCGGGCCGACGTCGCCGGTATCCCCTTTGGCCACCAGCCCCGTCAGCTCCCACTGGCTGGCCGCGCTGTTCCAGACCCACATCGGTCGTGCTGTCATGCGTGCCTCACGTTTTGATGATGTAGTTTACCGTCAGGTACGGCGGCAGAGTGCCCACCGGGGCGCCCGCGCCGGTGGCCTGGATGAAGTCGCTGGAGACGTAGGAGCTGGCCGGGCCGCCGCTGCGGTCAGACCACGCGCCTTGCCCCGTCGGGCCGTCCGCGCCGCGCGCGTTGTTGACGGCATTGGGGATGTTGTTGTTGGGCAAATACCCATCGTCGCTGCGCACCTGAATCTTGTGCGTGTGCGCCGGCATCTGGCTGGCGCCGATCGTGATCGACTCGCTGCCCCCACTGGTGCCCAACAGGTGCGCCGCCGACGCGCCCATGGGCATGCGCCCGCGCAGGTCGGGGACGTTGAAGGTGCTGGACCCGTTGCCTGCGCCGTAGGCCGTGCCAATGGTCGCAAACAGCGCGGCATAGCCAGCGCGAGACACCGCACCGCCGTCGCAAAGCAAGAAGCCCACCGGGGCGCTGAGGCCGGCGAATGCGACCAGCGTGCCCGTCAGCGGCCAGCCGTAGGCCGGTAGCTCGCCATCGGAGTCGATCCACACCTGCCCGTCGATGGGATCGGCTGGTGGCTCAGCCTGGTACGAGATGGTGCCCGGCAGTCCTTGCGGCCCCGTGTCACCAGTCGGCCCCGGCACCGTGCTGGCCGAGCCCTCTGGGCCAGCGGGGCCCGTGAGGCCTATCGGCCCTTGCTCGCCGGTGTCGCCTTTGGGGCCGGGCACCGTGCTGTCCGCCCCCGCAGGGCCTGCAATGCCTTGTGGGCCGGCAGGCCCTTGTGGGCCGGCAGGCCCCTGCAAGCCTTGCGGCCCCGGCGCCCCCGGCAGCGACGTGGCAACAAACGCCGCCACCTGCATCTGCAAGGTGCCGGGCTGCGGCCCCATCACGATCTCGCCCGCGCCCACGTCGGGGCGCAGCGTGACGGACAGCGTCAGCTGCGGTTTGAGATCGAGGACCAGGCTCATGGCTGGGTCACGTCCCGCACCAGGTTGATCGTGGCCGTGGCCGTGCTGATCTTGTCGCCGCTGGGCAGCACGAACTGCACGTCCAGTTGCGCCGGGCCCGTGGGCCAGCCCTGCGTGTTGTTGTTGCGCAGCAAGATGATGCCCGCGCCCTTGGTCACCGCCAGGTCGGCAATCAAGCTGCCGGATGGCGTGCGAAGCTGCGCCGTGGCGGTGGCGCCGCTCACGTCAACGGGCTGGCCCGCCGCGTCGGTGGCGGCGTAGGTGCCGCCCCAAGAAAACGTGTCGCCAATCTTGTGTGTTGGAATCATTGGATCGCCCCCCCGCACGCCACAGCGACGTCACGCTCAAACATTGCCACGACAGAGTCAGCGGCCTCTTGCATTCCGATCACTTCATCGACATCACCGAGCAGGCCAGCAGCCTGCAGGCCTGCCAGCTCCTCGGGTGTTAGCAGGTAGCGAATGGAGTACAACTTGCCGTCGCACCCGGTTTGACCGATCGACCAGACTTTCATGCGTCACCTCCAAAAGCGTTGATACAGGCCAGGCCGGCCAGCCGGTACGACTCGCGCACGTCGTCACGGTTGCGGATGCCCACCAGCTCGCGCTGGCCGTCCACGTTGGACGCCCACAAGAAGGGTACCATGGCCCACACCTCGGGGCGATCCTGCGCAAACGTCAGCCACGGGCCGGGCTTTTCGCCGTAGGTGCCGCCCGGGATCAGCCAGGTCTTTTGCTCGGGCCGCAGCAGCTCCGCAAAGCGCAGGTAGCTGCCCCGGCGCACGAAGCGGCCGAAGAACAGCTTGACGCGCTCCCACCAGCGCGGCGGCTGGAAGATGCCAAAGCCGCCGTCATAGTCGTCAAAGCCCAGCACGTCGAACAAGTGATGCTCAGGGAATCGGCCGTCGTTGTAGTAGATGCAGCCCACCTTGGCCTCGGGCCACGCGTCGCGCATCAGGCGCACGGCGGCCGGCAGCAGGTGGGCTAAATCAGTCTCGGGCAGGTTCGGTTCGTCAACCGGCACCAACACTTCCACGGCCGACAAGCGCCCGTGCAGCTTGATGTACGCGCGCAGGGCTTGTAGGCGCTCGGTTGCATCAGCGCGGATGGCCTTGCCGTCAAAGATGCATCCGGCCACGTCGATGACGCAGGTCTTCCCGAGCATCGTTGCGTTGGCCAGGTCTTCCGCGCTCAGGCGGCGGTCATCAAGCCACAGCAGGCTGACGTGATCTTGCGTTTCGGCGATCTGGCCGGGCAGGGTGAGGTAATAGCCCATATACATTACAATTACTCCATGGACGAAATTTGGAAACCGTGGCCACACGGCAAATTAGAAGTAAGCAATCTCGGGAACGTGCGCGGGCCAAGAAAGATGCGCAAATTGCAGTTGATTCCGTGCGGATACCTACAAGTAAATGCGTTAGTGAACGGAAAAAATAAATACTTCAAGGTGCATCGGATGGTCGCAGAGCTTTTTGTTCCAGGAGTAGCCGATGGACTGCAAGTCAACCACAAAGACTTAAATAAACTGAACAATGCATCCAACAATCTGGAGTGGGTAACAGCCAAAGAAAACATGCAGCACGCTCGCAGACTGCGCGTTTTCGGGCAGCCTAGACGCCCAGTTATAGCAACACCACTGGGTGGCGGGCCTGAAATACGGTTCGCATCACAATTGCACGCGGCAAAGGCTATTGGCGGGCGCCAGGGGAACATTTGGGCCAGCATAAATAAGAAAAATCGTACAGCTTACGGCTTTAAGTGGCGAGAGGAATAGCTTATCCATCATGCGTCCTCCAAAAACAGCGCCCGCTCGGCTTCGCGCCGGCGGGTCAGGCCGCGCAGCACCTGGCCGCCGGCTCGGTTCCAGCGCAGGAATTGATCTGCGGCACCAGAATAATCTCCGCTATTAAGTTTTTTCATAAGCGTCGAGTTTTGTGCAGCGCTTACACCAATATTAAATGCCCAGCAAACCAAGGCGTCATACTGATTTTGCGTGACTTCGACGCGCAGCGCCGCGTTGATGCCGTCCTCGAATTCGCGCAGCACTTGCATCATCAAGTCGGTGGCCTGCTCGCGCGTGATCGGCGGATCGCTGATGCGCACGCGCTGGCCGTCCGGGTAGTAGGTGCTGCCGTATCCGATGGTGGGCACGCCCACCGCGTCACGGTAGGGCTCGGCACGAAAGCCCTCGAATGCGCGGATCAGGTCAAGCCCACGATCACCGATGTTCATGCTGGCCTCCGTCCGGGTTGTCGATGGGGCCGCGATACGGCGGCTCGCGCGGCGGCTGCCACTGCGGACGCTGCCCACTGCCCCCGGTGATCTTGCGTGCCCACCCCAGCGCCAGCTCGCGCACAAACTCGGGCACCAGCTCGCTTGCCGCATCCAGCGCCCGCGCCCCGGTGGTGCCGGCCAGAAGGCCGATCAGCGCGGCCAGCTTGGGGTAGCTGGGCGGGGTCAGCCAGTCGGCCATGCTCACGGCAAACACCACGCCGATCAAGCCATCCGACAGCGCCCGTGCCAGGCCATGCGCGCGCAGCGACATCAGCCCGGCGCGCATGCCCCCGACAACGGCCCCGGCCATGGACAGCAGCAGGGGCGAGGCCATGAATTGGTCGAAGGTCATGCACGCTCCACCCCGCGCGCACGCTTGCTGCGCACACGGCGATACAGCTTGCCGCGTGACCACAAGTGGCATCCACATGTCCAGCACATCAGCGCCAGCCCGGCATAGGCCAGCACCTCGGTATTCAGGGGCGGGTAGGCGCCGAGAAAGTTGGCCGCCACGCCCACCCACAGCAGGGCGCTCAATTGCAGCGCGTACCCGGCCAGCACGTCGTAGCGTCCGCCCCGGTGGCGAATGCCGGCCGTGGCGTAGATGAAGGCCAGGAAGAACACCACGGACACGGCCTCGTTGACCCAGCTCGACGTGTACAAGCGGAAGGCCGTGGAGTACAGCGGCAGCGCGATCAGCCGATCATCGAGCACGGCCAGCGCCCACACCAGCAGCATGCCGGCATTGAGCACCTCCAGCACCGTGGTGGGCGTGCCAAACAACCACTTGGCAACCCGCGCGCGCAGGACGCACCAGCGGCGCACGGGGCGCGATTGGGCGAGGCGAAGGCGTAGGAGGTGCAGGGTCATGTGAGCCCCCAGATGCCGAAGGTTTGTCTGCCGCCACCCAGGTTCATCGTCCCCGTTGATTCGCTCGGCTCCATCAAGCGCCAGGCGACGTACAAGGCTGGGGTGGTGGTCACGTTCTGCACCACGTTCCACGAGCCGGGCAGCGTCGGGCTCCAGGTCAAGGCGCCTGTGGCGTTTCCGATGGCCACAATCAACGATGGCACTGCGCCCGCGCTCATGCTTCGGTTGGCCGCAGGGCTGTCGGTCTGGCCGCCAGACAAGGCGGCTGATCCGCCCACGGGGCGAAAAAGCAGGATGCAGGCGTTCGATGTGAAGGATCGTGACCACGTCGCCGATGTCTCGCCGCCGGCACACACCTTGTACGCCTGAAGCGTCGATCCGGATGCGAGCAGCGTCCAGCCTGACGGCGGGCTACCAAAACTGTCGACCGACGCGCAGAACACCGCCAGGTCTCCCGCCTGCGCCGTGGACGGGAAACTGACCGTGGTCGTCGTGCTCCGAGCCCCCGCGCCGACAAATTCCCAGCGCGCGCCCTTGACCAGCCCAATCGGTCTACAGGCAAAGCTCATGGCACCACCAGCCAGTTGCCTTCCCAGCGCGATGCGCGCGAGGAGTACGTCAGGATCAGCCAGCTCACGCGGCTTGCACCCGTGTTGATGCTGCCGTCCACCTTGGCGCCGCTGGGCACCGCGCACGTCCTGCCGCCCGTCGCGTCTTGCTGAAAGCGGATTTGCACCGTCTGCCCGGCCACGGCGTTGCTCAGCGTGATCGAGGTCACGTTGCCCGTCATTGCCGCAGGCTCGAAAACGTTGCTCACGGCGCAGTCAAACGTCGGCGTGGCGCTGTGCGTGGGCTGCGCTGCGGGCGTGTAGGCTCCGGCGTGGCTGCTGCGGTCGCTGAAGGTTTTGACACCAGCGACGGACTGCGCGCCGGTGAGCTGTAGCGTGTTGGCCAGCAGCCACTTGAGGCAGTCGCGCACGGTCTGCAGCAGCGCCGTCAAGGCCGTGGCCGTGGTGGCCGGCAGGGTGCTTGCTGCAGCGGCGTCGGTCAGTGTGGTGTTGACGGGGGCGGCGCCGATTTCAGCCAGCGTCCAGGTGACGTTTGCCGAGCCGTCAACGCTTTTGCCCGTGGCGCCCAGCGTGAGCGTGCGCGCCGTTGTCCATTTGGCCGCGCTGCCCGTGGTGTTTTGTGTGCCCGCCGCGTTGACGCCAGGCAGGTTGATGTTGGATGTGCCGTTGAATGACACACCGCCGATGGTGCGCGCTGTCGCCAGTTGCGTGGCTTTGAGCGCGGTGGCTTTGGCGATGGCTTGCCACACGCGCTGCACCGTCCACGCGGTGCGGGCGGTGTCGGTGCCGGCTTCGGCGGTGGCCTGGGCGACGGTGGCGGCCGTCCATTCGCGGGCGTCGGATAGGGCCGCGTTGCCCGGTTGGATGGCGGTGTCGGCCAGCGCGCCTTGCGCCGTGGTAGCGGCTCCCACGTCTGCCGCCGTGAGCGTGGCCCAAGCGGCGTCGTAGTCTGCGGCG